TGTATATGGTGAGCATTACACCCATTTTGTTGACAGAGTATACAAGGATTACTAGCTACCCACTTTAGGTACTTTTTGTCCTTTATTTTTAGTTCCTTGTCCTCTGATAGTGTTGTGCACTTTCGTGTACCCATAATATATTGCTAGTCTAGCAAGACCTTCATGGACTCTATTAGAACATTTACGTTCTGACAAGCCTAAAATATCTGCTATTTCTATAATACCATAATTAAACCAGCAAAATAACTTCATGCATTCTGCGTGTATTTTGCCTATTTGTTCATCACAATCTTTAACTGCTAATGCAGCTCCAAGAGATGAAGTAATAAAGTCGGTACTGGAACCGTCAACACGTTCTTTCATAACGTTTCCGGTACCTCCACCCATAAGTTCACACATAAGTCTATATCGTGAACCTGCTTCATATTCTTCCATAGATATAAGCTTTCGGTGAAACATATACATTAGTCTAGATTCTCTAATGTTTAACCATACTTTTTTCTTATCACGTATGGTAGAAATTAATTCAGGTTTTTCAATCTGACGCATAGTTTCTTTTATAATCTTTTATTACTTTATCAACTAAAGATTTAAACTTTATATTGTTATGATAAAGAGAATTGAGTCTATAAACTCTATTCATTTTAGATGAATGGAGACGAGCTATTGTGCTCTTACACCCATACTTTTTCGTAGGGTGTAATAGCCAACTCATTAAAATACATACATTATATAGTTTGTATTGTTCGCTATTTTTTACATTAATTTTACCTTTTAACATATTCATAGGTATGTTATAGGTATCACTAATAAACTTTTGAATATTAATAACCATAAGGAGATAATTATGAAAATTGAATATAGACATTCTGCCTCCAAGACTAATACGTTTATTGATTCCCCACCATTTTGGATTATCAATGAGTTGTTTGATTTTGAGTCAGAACCCAATGCAAGAATGAAGATGGGATTAGCAGCTGAGGATGCTGCTTATCATGCATTAAAAAACCAAATCACTAAAGAACAAGATATCACAAAATATGCTAGAGAACAATATGTGAACGAATGTAAAGGTTCTCAAGTAGATGATGAATGTGAATGGTCTGGAATAATCGCACATAAATTTGTGGAGAATTTACCAGAGTTTGGTGAGATAGTCTCGTTTCAGAATGAAAAACAGATTAAAGGTGATAAATATGGTCTAAAATATGATGTAGTCGGAAAGACTGACTTTGAGTTCAAAGATGTCATAGTAGATACTAAGGCAACAGCATATATTAGACGATTAAAAGCAGGTCATGTGGAT